GAGGTTTTGAGTCTCCATATACGCTTAAAAAAATTGGAGATTACTGGTTCACACAGGGCATCAACCGGTTTGTTTTTCATACCTCAGCTCATCAGCCGCTCGACACAAAACCAGGCAATACCATGGTGGGAATTCATATAAACCGCAATATAACATGAGCAGAACAGGCAGCTCCATTCATGACATACCTGGCACGTAATTCGTTCATGCTCCAGCAGGGTAAATTTGTTGCCGATATAGCATACCTACTCGTTGAAGGAGCTCCTTCAACAATGCCAATCTGGGGTACCGGACTTAATCCTCCTCCACCTGAAGGATATGATTATGACTATATTAATGCAGATGCCCTTATTAACCGAATGACTGTTTCCACTGACGGCAGACTGGCTCTCCCTGACGGTATGAGCTACACTCTCCTTGTTCTCCCAAACACTAACCGGATGACATTACCTGTTCTAAAAAAAATAAATGACCTGGTAAAGGCCGGCGCCACAGTTGTCGGTCCAAGACCAGAACGCACACCCGGGTTTACAGGTTATCCGGATTCTGAAGAGAGCCTTGAAGACCTTACTATGGATATATGGGGAGACCTCGATGGCATCAGCAGGACAAGACGTGTATATGGTAAGGGAAAAATGATATGGGGAACTCCGGTGAAAACAGTTCTTGAGATGGCAGGAATTATACCTGATGTGGAATATGACAGACCTCTGGACTCAAAGATTAACTGGATACATCGTAGAACAGAAGAGACAGATAGTTATTTCCTGATAAACTCCTCCGACAAACCTCTTGCTACGGAAATAAGGTTTCGTGTTACGGGTAAGGAAGCTGAAATGTGGGATCCTTCCACTGGCAAAACACAGCCTTTGAGTTACACAATATCTGACAACAGGACAGTTGTTCCGGTCCATTTCATGGAACACCAGTCAGCTTTTATTGTTTTCCGCAAGAAAACAGACGGGTACAAAGTAAAAATATAGCAACAATAAGCAAACCCGCAATAAGCCTCATTTTAAGAGGCTTTTTTATTATCCTGTTAATAACTTATTTTGTATTGTTATATGTATATTTATTAATAGTTTGTACCTTTGCTGTACCTCAAAAGAGAAAGTAAACGAAAAACTATAACAATGACAACGCAAGTAACTTTAAGACAAAAAACAATTTCAGGGAATCGTAAAAGTCTATACTTGGACTATTATCCCCCTGTTAAGAACCCTAAAAACGGGAAGATGTCAAGACGTGAATTTTTAGGTTTTCATATTTTTGACAAACCTTCAAATCCTATCGATAAGCAGCATAATGTAAATACTTTACAGCTTGCTCAAATGATACGACTTAAACGGTATAATGAAATAAACAAGCCTGAAATATATGCTGATTTTGAAAAGACGCAATTAAAAAGTAAACAACGGATGGGGGATTCATTCATTGAGTATTTTCGCCAGCTTACAGAAGCACGCAAAAGATTAAAAAACGATCCCTGGAATTGTGCTTTTCAATACCTCAACGATTATACCGGAGGGAATTTGACATTTACGGACCTGAATGAAATATTTTGTGATGGTTTTCGGAATTATCTACTGACGGTAAAAAGTAAAAGAAGTGATACAACAGGGCTTTCAAAAAATTCCGCAGCCAGTTATTTTAACAGGTTTAAAGCTGGTTTGCGTCAAGCTTATCGGGATGGATATCTACCAATAGACCTGAATGGAAGGATTAAATCAATAAAAAAAGTATCTACACAAAGAAATTTCCTGACAATAGAGGAAGTTAACCAATTAATTAAAACACCCTGCGAAAGCACCTCATTAAAAACACAGGCATTATTTGCCGTACTTACAGGACTGCGATATTCAGATATTAGAAACCTTACCTGGGACCTGTTAGAACATTCCGGGGAAAACATCTATATCAGGTACAGACAACAAAAAACCGGGGAATTTGAAATATTGCCAATACCTGAACAAGCTTACGATTTACTTGGTGATCCGGGGGAACCTGGGGAACGGATTTTCAAAGGGATGGAATATTCAAATTCTGTAAGTACAATTATTAGCCAATGGGTTAAAATGGCAGGGATCAATAAAAAAATTACATTCCATTGCTTTCGCCATAGCTACGCAACTCTGCAATTAGGTGCAGGAACGGATATTTTCACTGTTTCAAAAATGCTGGGACATAAAAACCTTAGGACAACTCAGGTCTATACTCAATTAGTGGATAAGTTGAAAATTCAAGCAACAAACAGAATTAAACTGGACTTTTAAAATTACGACAATGAACAGCAAATTTTTAATAACACTGAAACATATTGGATATAAAAGGGATGCATTCCCGAATGCACCTGAGCAATTAGAAAACACTTTTTTCGACTTGCAAAGAACTATAAATGAATATGCTCTAAAAAATGATATAGCGTTAAAGCATTTTGTTATCTATAATTTACGTCAAATTTCAAAGGAAAAAGAACATATTTTAGAGTGGCATAAACAACTATCAAGTAAAGACAGAAAAATTTTAAATACCCTGCCTTATACTGAAGTACTTGAATATGATAAGGATATGGAATATTACAGCGGGATTCTTACTCTGATTGATACTGCAATAAGTGAATTAAGAAAGTATTTAAAGGTTTTTTCCCCTGATGTATTAATACCCAAATCTGAAAAACAGGGAAAGCTTTCCGCTATTCTTAAATCTGAAAACAATTTCATCAAAGGTATGGGAATGGATGTCGTCATAAAACATTTTGAGTCTCTGATAACAGACAGAAATAAGGCAAACAGGCATTACTTAACAGAAGGACAATTTGTCTCATTCCTGAAACGTGGATTCTTGAATGATGAAACCCAGCCAAAGCAAAGTATTGACTATATGCCTGGGGAGAAAGGGAGGATAATCGGTCTTTTTTATGACTTCTTTGTCCTGGCACGTAATACATATTATTACCCGAATAAAAAAACTCCGTTCATTGAACTTCTTACTGATTGTTTTGAAGGCTGGGAAGCCAAAAGTATTGAATATTTTTTCAAACCAAACAAGGTAAAAGAACCTTTGAAATAAAAAAAGTTTTGTCTTTTTTACCTTTCTTCTTGCCCGTTTTGTCCGGAAATAAATAAGCATCCATCAATAGTATATATTGCTCAAAATTTTTAAAAAATGAGCAATATGAATGTTTTTACTTTTGATCAATTACCCCAGGCCGTTAGTGAAATTTCCGTAAAACTGGATTCGATTGAACGGCTAATCCGCAAAAACATTGACGAACCTTCACAACCTGCACAGGACGAATTTTTAACCGTTTTACAGGTTGCGGAACTCTTAAATCTTTCTGTTCCAACAATTTACGGACTGGTACATAAAAAAGATATTCCCGTTTGTAAGCGCGGAAAACGCCTTTATTTCTCAAAATTAGAAATTCGGGACTGGATACGAACAGGCCGGAAAACAAGCTTAGCTGAAACCGAACAGGCAACCGATAATTATATTAAAAAAAATGAATCGGAAACCCCCATATAAAAAATCGGAATCTGTCAAGCTCTTAGAACAGCTGGCTAACGATGAAGCTCGCCGCAAGCATCCCGATATGCCATTCTTGGCACCCAGGCTATACAGAGATAACACCGCTAACAGTTTAACTAAGGCTATTATTGATTTTCTAAGGTTGTCAGGTTGGCAGGCTGAAAGGATCAACTGTACTGGCCGACCTATCGATCAGAGTAAAGTTATCACTGATGTTCTTGGTGATTCTCGCCGAATTGGTAGCGTTAAATGGTTGCCAACAAGTGGACAAAAAGGAACCGCTGATATTAGTGCTGTGATCCAGGGGCGTGCAGTCAAGATTGAAATCAAGATGCGTGACAGGCAATCTGAAGATCAGAAAGCATACCAAACATCAGTTGAACGTGCTGGCGGTCTGTACTGGCTTGTACGAAGTTTTGATGAATTTATGAATTATTACAATCAATTAATTTTTATTAATAATCACTAAAATTAAATTATCATGAGTAAAAGTAATCCGCGAATCGAAAACCCTTGTAAGAAATTCATTACCTGGAAAGGTGACAAGGGACATTTTGTTTATTATGACAAAGAAACTGAAAAAGAAGTAATCATGCCATTGCCGGTTTATTTCGTATGGCTGGATGAGCTCGCAACAATTACGGGGTACTGTAAAAAACATGACTGCGGAATCTATTCTAATGAAGTGCGAAAAACCACTGAAGAAATCCTTCGTGTAAAAACCTTTAAAGGAGGAGAATCAATTACCGGCATTTATGCAGATATTAAAGATTCAATAATAGCGCTGGGAGGCAGTTTTACAAAAAGCGTTTACGTTATGTTGGTAGGCGAAAATGTCACGCCCGAACTTGTAAACTTCAAATTTCATGGCAGCGCCTTTTCTGGGTGGCTGGAAAAGAAATTCAATCCGGACGAATGTACTACTGGTATACTCTCTTTCAGGGAAGAGACAAACGGCAATATAAATTATAAAGTACCGGTCTTTCAGGCTTTTAAATTGTCTCCTGATACAGATCAATTGGCTTTCAGCATGGATATAGAACTGCAGGAATACCTGAAAGAATATAAAGCATTACAGCCGGAAAAAGAAACTCCAAAGATTGAAACTGTTGAGGAAATACAGGCTAATGGCCAATGGGTTAAGGAATCAAGAAAACAAGTATCTGCACCTGAATTTTCTGATCTGCCCTGGGAATATCAGGAAAAGAAGGATCCTGTTGATCCATATGCTAAGAAAGATGTTTTGCCGTATTAGGACAGGAGAGTTGCTGGCTGCGACTCATGCGGCGCGGAAGACACCAGAAAGTTACAGCCAGCTTCTCTTTTTTCAATGCACGAATATATGAAGGAATTTTCAATATATTACTCTGAACTTGGAATTAAACAAGTAAAACCGACAGGGACGATAAACTTAACTGATTGCGCTAACCTTATCCGTTCCAGTGAAAGTCTAATGAAAATGACTAATGAGCTTCGGGCAGATACTGAAACCAGGCAAATAAAAAAATCTTTATTGCCTTATGTTACTTTTGCCGGAACTTTCACAAAGAGGGCTGTTAAAAACTTAATAGAACGATCTGAATATTTTGTCGTGGATATTGACCATATCGGAAACCAAGATCAAATTAAAGCCATAGTAACTCATGTATGCAAGTTTTTTACACCAGCAATGTTTTTCATCAGTCCTTCCGGTGATGGTTTGAAAGTTATATTTCAGATTGACTCTGATGCTGGTACACACCTTGATTTTTTTAATGCATTCAGATACTTCTTTAAAAAAGAAATTGGCGTTGATATTGATGAAGCTTGCAAGGATGTATCACGTGCTTGCTTTTTATGCCACGATGAAAATGTATATCTATCAAACAATCCAGACATCCTGGATCAGGAATTTATCTTTTCTGTACCTGAACTCACTGAGATTGCAATAGATGAAACAGCCAGGTATAACAATGCAAAGAAATGGACTGATAAACAAATAACCTTTATGGAAGGAAGCAGAAATCAATATATCACTAAGCTTGCTGCTTGCTGTCACCGCTTTGGCTTATCTGAGCAGTTTGTTTATGACCAGCTTATAAAGTTTGCAGAAAATGGTTTTTCAATCCAGGAAATACACGCAACAATAAAGAGCATATATAATAATGCTGCCTATGCCAGTATAGCTGAAAAAAAAATCAATCCTTATGTACGTGTGGGCACAACCTTTTATAAAATAATACTAAAAACAGACCGCCATGGTATTGATCGAAAAGAATTAAAAATATGGAATCAGGCTACATTACTTCAGGATCACAAAAGAAATTACATAAAAAACATACCCCATTTTGATGATTTTATCATGATACCTGATAATTTACAACTAAAGCCAGTTATAAATAATTGCTACAATCTTTATTCGGAGTTTCGACATACACCGTCACCCGGCCCCTGGTTGTGGACTGAAAGATTGTTAAAACATGTATTTGCTGAACAATATGATTTAGGGCTTCGTTACATGCAAATTTTATACTTGCATCCGGATCACTCAACGATAATTCTTTGTCTTGTAAGTAAAGAGCGAGGCACCGGAAAAACAACTTTTACAAACTGGATCAATATGATTTTCGGTTCAAATGTAGCTCTAATTAGCTCAACTGACTTCCTAAGTGGTTTTAATAGTCATTACGCAACAAAAAATATTGTTTGTATTGAGGAAACTTTATTTGAAAAACGACTAACCATTGAAAAATTAAAGGCTCTTGCAACCGCCAAATATATCCAGATTAATGAAAAATTTGTTGTGCCTTATAAGATACCTTTTTATGGTAAAATAATTTTAACGTCAAACAACGAAGAAAGGTTTGCACAAATAGATGACGAAGAAATAAGGTTTTTTGTAAGAAAATTAGGTACACCTGAATTTACAAATCATAATATTGAATCTAATTTATTGCAGGAAATACCCGCCTTTCTGGATTACCTTCAATCCCTTCCTCCAGTGGACTGGACTGTCAGTCGTTCAGGATTCACAGGAAAAGAACTTGTGAACCAGGCTCTATATAACGTTGTCTTAGAAAGTCGATCAAGTTTGGCTAAAGACCTGGAAATCGAAATCGTTGATTTTTTTAATAATAATGAATTGAAATTTTTCTACGCAACAGCGAAAGATATAAAGAATAAATTTTTCGAATATGATAATCGTATCGGATCAGGTTATATCCCATATGTATTAAAAATTGATTTTAATATGCAACCAGAGAAATTACAACGATATTTTCCCTTTAACGAAAATATGATTAATTCTAAAGTTGGTACGCCTTATTGTTTTAAACGATCTGATTTTGTAAAAAGTGTAAAAAAGTTATAAGGACGTTTTACAGGATAATAAATTGATACACAATAAAATACAAAGATGTAAAAAATGTAAAGAAAAAACCATGAAACTATATACATACTTTTTTTTCTATATTCTATACTCTATATACAATATGCATTAAGACATTATATATAAAAAATAATTTACATTTTTTACAATACAGATTTTTAGTGAGTTAGGGTGTAAAAAGTGTAAAAAGTGTAAAAAAGTTTTAAGAAAATAAATAAAATTAACACAACAACAGCAGAAATTCGGGATATGTTCGATAGTTTTTATTTAAACTCATATCATCTGACAGCTTCGCAATCATCATTTATTGATGGATGCAAACGGCAGTATAAAAAGACGAAAGAGCTTTCAAGTAAACAGCTTGAGGTTTTAAGAGACATTTTAAGATATCTTCCACAAGATGAACCGATTCGAATTACAAGTAACCGATGACCACGGCAGGCCGGGCGAAAGGGCTTTTTTTTCTGTTTTCACCTTACGCCTGGTTCCTGCTTTTATTATATTTATTAAGACTAATTAAAAATAAATTATTATCTTTGTACCCGATTTATTCCAGCTTCGTTTCAAAGAAGCATTGTCGGTGAGTAGCCGGCGACAGCCTATCCACGAAAGAGCGAACAATAGGTCAACCATATGGCAGTTGTCATGTGATGATTTTATTTTTCATCTTAATATTTAATTCAATGGATACGCTGATCACAAGTGATTACTATAATAAGTTTTTCGAAAACGATGGTTTTTCGTTAATAAAAGCGATTAGAGCTCGTCTTGATAATCAACCCTATGCTAAAACGGCTCAGGAAATTTTCAACGTTGGGCATGAACAGTTTGGCCGTGCCGGTATTATGGATGTTGGTCGTGAAATTATGATCCCCAATTTTGATTATGAAAAACGTGCTGATATTCTTGCCGGTACTGCTGATCAGGGGCAGGAAATAGTTGCAGAGAAAAAGAAAGCAATACTTCCTCCACTGGTCGATAAGCTGGTTTTTTCAAAAGCCGGTGCTACTTATATGCCTAACCTGGTCGGGAATCTCAGTATTCCGAGTTATGCAGGAACGGTTGTTGATTGGAAGGGTGAAGTTGCCGCTGCTGCTGATGGTGGTGCTGGTTTTACTGAAGTATCATTTGCCCCCAAACGTCTTACAGGTTATGTGAATGTCTCTAAGACATTTCTGGCTCAGGATGGTGTGGGTGCAGAGCGTTTACTTCTGGATAATATTGCCAATGCAGTTGCTCGTAAATTAGAGGCTACTATTTTAGGTCCTGCTACGGTTGCTGCAACATATCCTTCAGGTATCGGTTATAAACTCAATGCAGCCAATGATAGTGGTGATGCTGTTCTTACGGGAGCAACGATTACCAATGTTGCATTGATTGGACTTGAAACTGCTGTTGATACAGCTAACGCACTTGATGGTAATCTGGCTTATATCACAAATTCGATTGCTCGTGGGATTCTGAAAGGTATTGATAAGGGAGCTGCTAATGATACAGGAGATTTCCTTTGTAGCGAGGATAACAAAATCAACGGTTATCCACTTCTCGTTACTAATGCCATTGTAGACACTTACGGAGCCGGTGGTGATGGTAATATGGTTTGTTTTGGTAACTGGAAAGACCTTTGTTTAGGTCAATGGGGAGGTTATGATATAACTGTTGATCCTTACACTGCTGCAAAGACCAATCAGATTGTTCTGGTTATAAATGCATATTTTGATGCAAAAGGACTACGTGGATCATCCGGAGCAGATACCACTTTAGACGAGTACGCTCTTTCGTTTTCAGCTTTATCAATTAAATAGGTTTTTATTTTCTTTTAGTTGTTTTATAGTCATTAGAGTGGGTGCCTTGATTCCTCCGGCACCCACTCTTTTTAAAAATCGAAATCATGGCAAAGCAAAAAGTAATAATCAGGGATGATCTACTTTCAAAAAGTGATTTTTCCCGAAAATATGGGATCAGCCGGTCAACATTGGACAATATGATTCAATCTGGCTTATTACCAGGTGAACAAATCGGTAATGTTTTCTATATAAACGTTTCAAAATCAAGCGTTATCAAAAACGCATTGGAAAATCGGGAATATAGGCCCGGGACCTGGCATAGAACGCATAATATTAAGTCATATATGCCAAAAAGTGAGGAAGATTGGGAATTTGAGCGGGCATGGAGGGAAGATATGGGCATGGAATAGTAATTTTTTTTGCCTTTTTTCAGTACAACTTGTACGTGTATGTGGAAAGAAGAGGCGTCGATGGTTTAGGCAGATAGCGAAAATATTTTACAATCCCCCCTACCCTTATTAGAATGCGTCCCGAATGAATCTATCAATCAAATTACGCTGCTCATTGACGCAACTTCTGCAATAGTCAAGACCATCATAAAATTCAGATATTCTTTTGACAGTCTGACAGTGCGGGCAATACTTGTATCCAGGTTCAAATTTCGGTTTATAAGTCTTACATGGTGCCGGTAATTCCATAATTACAAATATAACGTTATTTTTATTGAATCTAATAACAAAGTAATACCCTGATACCACTTGACCTGAGATCGTGCCTTAAATCGCTTTATATGAAGTCGTAGTTGTAGCGGCGACAAAATTCAAATTTATTCCATGTAATGTTTTGGCTGATGAATCTGTCAGCCAAATAGGTAACCTCGTTAAATTATTTACAAGGTCGGTTCTTTGATTTGTTCCGATTCGGAACATTTGGAATATGTTGCCAATAGCAACATTTACGGATGATCAGAAATATTTTTACTATTACGATAAAAACCATATCTTTATTTCATAGTATTAAATAGTGGTTTTCATTGTACCCTGTATGTACCTTCTTTATGTAACTCATTGATTTAGTGACTATAATAGTTTTCCGCAAGAAAACAAATATTACTTCAAGATCTGTAACCAGGACCTCTCCCGTGTTACTTACCACTCTTACCGGGCCATGGGAAATATCTTTTACTCCTGATATGGGAGCTCCTGAAAAAACCACTCTTGACAAATTAGAGTCATGGACCGTCAACAATGATGAAGGAGTAAAGTACTTTTCGGGTAGTGCAACTTATGCAAAAACAATTAAAGTATCAAAAAGCTGGTTGCACCAAGGTATGAGACTTATACTTGATCTGGGCAGAGTATGTGATATTGCTGAAGTAACGGTAAACGGCGCTCCGGCGGGCTTATTATGGAAGGCTCCTTTCCAGACAGATATTTCCGGATTGCTTAAAAAGGGAACAAACATTATTGAGATAAAAGTCACTAATCAGTGGACTAACAGGCTGGCAGGAGATATGAAAGCACCTCCGGGTAAGAAAGTCCTGAATTCTTCCCTGTTTATCAGGGTAAGAGATTTGCCTGAATCAGGACTT